CTGTCCGTTTTCGGAATACACCGCAAATATAATTCTTACTTTGCAGCTGTCTTCTTCTGGCTCTCCCGCTGCCTTGTCGTCCGTCCCTGTTAGGAACTTAACCAGAATGTATGGCACTTTCTGTTGTGCGTCGTCCGCTTCCGGCAGTCCCATTTTGTAGACCGCCGCCGGGCGCTCTTTCACTTCATTTCTGCCCGTTCTGGTTCTCACTGGTAAAATAATGTCAGCCGGTTTTTCTTCTATGAACCGCTGCAAATTTTCCAGCAAAAAAACTGGTGTCATGCTTTTTATCCTCCATATCCATTCACAATTCTGTTCATTTCATGGACAATACGTTCATTCACCAGTTCTTGTACCTCGTCTTGCAGTCCGTCTATAACTTCCGGGGTTCCTACCATTTGCGCAGCTGAAAGACCCATAAGCTGTTC